GAGTGCGCGAGTTTATGAATTACCAGATCACGCAGGAAATGCCTGAATATTTCCCTGATCTGGACCAAATGCTGTTTCACCTACCCTTGATCGGCCACACCTTCAAGAAAGTCTGGTGGGATGCCAACATGGATCGGCAGTGCAGCCAGTTCGTAAAGGCTGAAGATTTTGTTGTGGCTCCAGAGAGCAAGGATCTCTACACCAGCCCACGCTACACTCACGTCATTCGGATGCCGAAGAATGACTTCAATCGCTACGTCCAGAACGGTTACTATCTCCCGACAGCCTATATTGGTGACAGCATCGATCCTATCGATGACGTGATCGGAGAGATCGAAGGCGTCGATGAATACAGCGACAACAGCCAAGACGATGTGATGACGCTGCTCGAAATGCACGTCTATGACTTGTTTGAAGGCATCGATGGAAAAGAAATGGATAGCGATGAGGCAGACGAAAACGCTGTCGCCATCCCATATGTCATCACCATCGATTATGAAAATCAGCGCGTTGTCAGTGTTAGGCGCAACTGGAAGCAAGATGACGAAGCCAAGAAACGCCGTGACTGGTTTGTGAGCTACAAGTTCCTGCCCGGTCTAGGGTTCTATGGCTTTGGCCTGTACCACATGATCGGTGGCTTGGGTAAAGCGGCGACTGGATCGCTCCGCGCCTTACTCGACAGTGCCGCATTCGCAAACATGCAGGGTGGCTTTAAGCTGCGTGGCCGTGTCAATGGCGGCGACATGCAGATCAGCCCCGGTGAATTTGTAGATCTCGACAGCACAGTTGATGATGTCAACAAGGCGATCATGCCGTTGCCGTTCAAGGAGCCTTCGGGTTCTCTGTTCAATCTGCTTGGGTATATGGTTGATGCTGGGCAGCGATTTGCTAGTACGGCAGATCTGAACGTCGGTGATGTGAACCCCAACGCCCCAGTTGGATCTACAGTCGCTCTGATTGAGCAGGGGTCCAAGGCATTCAGCGCAATCCACAAACGGTTGCACTACGCGCAGGGTCAAGAGTTCAAGCTGCTGGCTGAATTGAACGCAGAGAACTTGCCTGATGAGTTCAGCTTTGCAAAGGTTGGAGCGGCAGATGTTATCTATCGCAGCGACTTTGATGATCGCATTGACATCGTGCCAGTGTCGGACCCGAATATCTTTTCTACAGCCCAGCGCATCGCACAGGCACAAGCTGTCTTGGAAATGGCGCGATCTGCTCCCCAGCTCCATGATTTGTATTCAGCATACAAGCGGATGTACGAAGCAATCCGCATACCAAACATCGATGAGATACTGAAGAAGCCAGAAGACGCTGTTCAGATGGACCCAATTGATGAGAACATGAGCGTGATGTACGGCAAGCCAATCCGCGCATTCCCAGAGCAAGACCATGACGCGCACATTGCGGTTCACATGCAGTTCCTGCAAGATCCATCACTGGCAGGCAACCCCGGTGCGAAGGCAATGCAGCCTGTGTTGATCGCACACATCGCAGAGCATATCGCACTTCTGTATCGCCAACGCATGGCAGCAAGTGTCAATATGCCAATGCCGCCACTGCCCGACTTCAAAGAAAAGATGATCAAGTTCGAGGATGTAGATCCAGAGCAAGATCGCTTGATCAGTCAACGCGCAGCGCAAGTTGTGGCTGCATCACCTCAAATGAAGCAGATCGAAGCAATCCGAGGCATGGGCGGTCAACAGGGGCAGCAAGGAAATCCGTTGCAATACGCACAAGAGCTGGCCAAGTTGGAGACAGAAGCTCTGAAGGCAAGAACCCAAGCCCAGATCGAAGCAGATCAGGCCAAGGCTCAGTCAAATATTCAGATCAAAGAGGCAGAGGCGCGTCAGGATATGGAGATCGACATGGCCAAGGCGCAAGCCGATTTGCAGGCCAAGGTCACCAAGCTAGAGGCAGAATTGCAGCTTGAGCGAGAAAAAAACGCAGCTAAAATCCAAATGGAGGCAATTAAAAACAATGTACCCCCAGTATAGGCTCCCTCCAATTAATCCTGCTGCTTTTGGTGGATTGCCACCACAGCAGGGTCCACAAGGTGGTCCCCCTGTGCCTTCTCCCGCGCAGGGTGGACCACAAGGTGGCCCTCCAATGGATATGAATAAATATCTGATGAACAAAGTCGCAGAGATCCGCGAGAGGATGGGCGCTGGTGATATGGGTGCATTGAGTGCAATTGCAGACGCAATGCCACAACCACAGATGAATGTGGCAGCGCAGCCCCCACAACCGCAGCCACAGCCACAGCCACAACAAAGGATGGGTTGATGCCTAACAATAAAAGAGATTTGAGCCTTTTTGAGTATTCCGATTCAAATAAATCTGACCCCACAATCGGATTTAATTACAACTTGAGTTTTTAAAATGGACCACTGCTTACTTGGCGCTGTGATGGATTTGGTCTTAAATGATCCGTACTACGCGAAGAAAAGCGTTTGGAGCCAGAGAAATTCTGTGTACTATGCAATTAAGCACGGTAAGTGTTTGGTTCATAGGGTGGATGGAAAAGTGGCAGGGTTTTGCGCCTATGGATTTTTCACTCAGGAAGAGATAGACAGTGACTTGTGGAATGGAGATGAGGCGTATGCGCGGGAAGACGGCGAAGTTTTTTACTTCACCAAGTTCCAGTGTAGGCTTGGTTTCCGAGAAGTTATTAAGTTTGCTAGGGATGTTCGGTTGGCTGTGTCAAAGAAATATCCTAAAAAAGAAATTGGGAATGGTGTGCGTATATACCCCGATGGTGGCAGGCGCGATGAAAAATGGCATAGGAAAGTAGCATGACTAGACTTATGGAGATGATGGGCCTTGGATTTATGCCGAGGATTGTTTTCGAAGGTGGTGGTGGCGGCGGCGGCGGCGGCGACAGAGATACTGCTGAACAGACAGGTTTGAGTATAACAAGCTACAGCAGAGACAAAGGCGAGATCGGTGGGGTTAAAGATGCCGAGGGCAATGTAGCCACAGGCGCTCAACTTAAAGCAAATGTTGATAGGGCGCAGAAGAGAAGTACCTTATCTACAGCAGAAAAAGCGGCCCAAGGTACTAAGGCTGGATCTGCTGCCCAAAATGCTGTTGTACAAGCAGCCATTGAATATGACCAAGCCGTTAAAACCGCTAAGACGGCGGGAGTGACATCAAATCCAAATCCTGAATTAGCAGCATTCAAGCCAATGAATAGGCCAAAATCAATTGAGGCCAAAGCAAAAGCAATAGCAGACCAAAAAGCAGCAGCCGCTAGAGCGGCAACAATAGCTGCTACAGCGACGGCAAAAAACATCACAAAGGCCGCTGTTGAAGCGAATATAAATAGTGCAACAAACACAGATGATAAATGGGGATACACCAAAGCTGACGGCACAGTTGTATCTGCCGCCAGAGATATGTTTGATGGCGGTGGAATAAACTCTGCTGGTGCTGGCTTTGCTAGAAGTGGTGGTCGTGCGGCTGATACAAATGCTGATGGCTTTGTTACAGCGGAAGAGGCGGCGGCTGCCGGAGGTCTGCAAGGAAACTTCTTCTCGGGAATATCTAATTCGATAGGCGCTACGCCCTACGGATCTGGTTTAGCTCCGACTGGGATTGCTGGATTTTTAAGTAAAACTCCTTACGGTCTGGCTTATGGGGCATTGAGGAATCTTTCGCGGGGTGAAACACGCAGTGAGATAGCAGCCAGAACTGGCTATACTGCGCCGGGATCGGATTACACAATAGGTGGTGGTACTGAAGGTGAATCTGGCTCCAATGACCCGGGTCTTGTTGATGAGGGTATGCCTGCTGATGGATTTATGCGTGAGAATACATATAGTACACGCCCCACATCTGAGACATATACCCGAAGATACAAGGGTGGTGGTTTAGGTGCATATTCCCCAAGCTATTTGCGCCGATACGCGAGTGGTCAGAAAATCAATGAGTTGGTTCGTGAAGTCACACTTGCGGATGGATCTAAGGCATACCTAACCCCTGATGGTAAATATCTAGATATGGATCAGTTTGCCAACACTGCTACAGGTAGTGATGTGGTAATGGATACTGGGGATGAAGAATATGTCTCAGGATATAAGATGACAGACGCTATGGGTAATGTAACAGAATATGATGCAGCGGGTAATGTTATTAGCACAGACGGCGGTCTTCCTGAGACACAAGGTACAATTCTGAGTGACGCAAGCTATAAAATGGAGTTTGATGGGCCGCAAGAATATAAAGACAGATACAACCCCTTTGGGGCAGGAATATAGAAAAGGATTAAGACTATGGATGAAGAAATGCAGATGAACCCAGACTTCCAACTGGTGATGAAGTTTCTCCAAAACATTCGCCCCGGTGATATGGATGAGGAATCATCTCAGCAGTTGATGGCGATTGGTCAACGCATCCAAGGCGGCGGCGTTCTATCAGATAAAGAGCGTGAGATGTTTGAGAGCGTCGTGGGTGCGATGCCAATGGAAGGTGCAAATCAGGGGTCTGTTTCAGACACTGAAATGCAGATGTATAAAGACAGCCTTACGCCCAATACTGGCATGACAGACGCAGAGCGTCAAATGGCCGAAGAGGACGCATATTTCCAGCGTCTGCGTGAAGAGCAAGAGCAAATGTATAATATGAACCAGATGCAACAAGAGGGTGCAGCCCCAATGACATCAATGCGCCCACGAATGCGCCCATAACGGAGGTTAAAATGGCTCAAATAAATGTAGAAAATATGGAAGAAAACGCAGATCTGTTCTTTGCAAAAATGGGTTTTCCGCATGACGCTGACGGTCTGAAGATGACTGAAGAGCAGCTCGTAAACTTTGTATTGCTCTGCCAACAAGAGTACATGCTTGGCGATGAATACGATGAAGAGTATGAGCATGATTGCGACTGTGAAGGTGAAGACGATTGCGACTGCCATCACGACAAAATGATGATGCCTGAAGAGGGTGACGTTAAGGTAAAGGTCATGCGGCTTGGCGGCGGCAATGTCCATGAGCTGATGAACGAAATCTTGGGCGGCTAGTATGCCTGTTCGCAAGGTCAAGGGCGGCTACCGATGGGGTAGCAAGGGCAAGGTCTACAAGACCAAAGCTCAAGCTGAGAGGCAAGGCCGTGCGATTAGGGCTGCTGGGTATAAGGGCAAGAAGTAAATGGGAAATCCACTAAAGGGTTTATTCTCTACTATAGGTCAAGGCGTTATTGATCTTGGAGAAGGTGTTTACAAGGCTGTAGAGGATGTAATCAAAGAAACGAATGGTAATGTAATTCAGCAAGGTTTGCGTTATTCTGATGACGATTCAACAAATGCAATTATCAAAAACTATCTTCAGAACCAAAATCGTGGCAGCGGTTTAACAAAAGGAAGTGAATATGTAGAAGAGAACACTCCTCTTGGTAAAATGAAAGTTACAAGGGGTTTGGTTCCCCTGCAAGAAATGGGCGCAGAGATCGACTTTACGACTAGGGTTCAAACTCAACCAGAGCCATTTGACTGGCAAAAAGCTATCGATGAGGGCGCTCAATTTATGTCCATCAAGGGAGATCGGGCAAGCGGAACTGGTTCTATTTTATCTGTGAACGACATTCCTTTGGTCAATCCAGTTGCCAGAGAAGGTGGCTATCAGTATGCGACAGAGGGTCAAAACGTATTGGATAGTAGGTTTTGGGGCAGTGATTCTGCAATATTAGAAAAACAACGAAAAAAAGCAGAAGTATTGTCTGGTCAAGTAAAAGACCCAAAAACAGGTGAAATTTTAGAAGAAGGTGTTCCAGTATATGGTGTGTATTTTAACGCAAAAGGAGACAACGTAAACTTTTCTACGATGGTAGCAGATACCACTTTAAACATGATCCCAAACATGAAGATTACAAAAAAAGCTGCGAAGCAATTTGATGAAAAGTTAAGAGAAAGAATACCCGACTGGCCCGGTTTGGGGAGAATGGAAGCATCTGACTTGGATAAAGCTAAAGAATATTTGTTTGCACCAAATCGTGGCGAAGCGAGAAAAGCATTTTCTGAGGAGATGGCAAAGCCAAGAAGCATGAAGCTAGGTTTCCCTGATCAAGCGTCAGTCAGAGCTGCTATTTCAGTACCAGATATGCTTGGTATGGGGTCTGGAGATGCGGCTGGTCGAATGATTTCTCAGATCGATTACAACGCACCTATAGATCCGATATCAAACCATACAACATACCCAGCAGGATTAAAACGTGTTAAGGGTACGCCTGTCTATAGAATGGCAGATGAAAGCGGAAAATTTAGAGATGTTCCTACAAATTTATCATTCCGTGATTTTTACAACGACAGAATAATAGATGGCGTTGTGCCTCCAGAGGCAACCACAATTAGGTCAATGGAATTGCGTCAAGCAACTCAGCCAGCGACAAAAGAACTGAATGACATCATCCAAGAGTATTTATACCAAACCGATAACACTAGGCGTGGCTATCCATACAACAGATAAGTTTAGTAATCTGGGCTTGGAAACTCTTTGATGTCGATACGCAAGTTTGCACATAAATTACGATCAATATCGTATAGTTTTTTTTCTTGCTCTGGTGTTAAACCCTCTTCTTCAGGGGTTAGCTTTATTTGCTCTACCAGCTCCCAAATTGAGGAGTGAATACTTTGTCGAAAAATATGCGGCTCAAAGTCACCTTCATCAAGGTCATTTTTAAGCTGTTGGACAGGATCATCCATAATTTTATTCCTTTCTCCCAAAAAGACATTATAATACGAACAAACTTCTTCCACAAGTGGAGCAGATAATGCCAGCAAAAAAGCCAAAACGCGATGCATGTTATAGAAAAGTAAAGGCGCGGTATACGCGCAATGGTGGGACGTGGCCGTCAGCTTATGGGTCAGGAGCTTTGGTAAAGTGCCGAAAAGTAGGCGCAAAGAACTGGGGTAAGAAAAGTGCCAAAAAAAAGTAGCAGTAGCGATAGCTTACGCAAGTGGTTTGGCCGCAATAAGGGCAAGGGCTGGGTTAATTGCAAGACAGGCGGTCCATGTGGTAGGTCTGATCGTACTAAGGGTGGCTACCCTGCGTGTCGGCCAACAATGGCGCAATGCAAAAGTAAATCGGCTAAGTCAGCGGCTAAAAGTAAGACATCCGCAAAGCGCGTAAATTGGAAAAAACCAAAGAAGAGGAAAGCGTAATGGGTAAAGATCACGATGATTTTGAAGATCAATGGGAAGAAGATGCTATAGAGCAATCAATCGAAGATGCTGCAATAGAAGCAGACATGGAGCGTCAAGACACTGAAATTGCAATGGAGAAGCATAATGGCTAAAGGTGTAAAGCATTACTTCAAGAACGGCAAAGAACACAAAGGCGCTACCCACAAGGACGCCAAGGGCAGAGTTATGTCTGGCGCACGTCACACCGACTCCAGCAAGTTCCTAGTTCACATGAAGGATCTGTCGGCTACTGCTAAAAAGAAAGCTAGGAAATCAGCATGAAAAAACTAAGCCCAGCGCAAAAAAAGATCGCATCTAAAGCCAAGCCCAAAAACAAGATTACTGG